TAGTATTACTATTACCAGTTGTATTTATAAATGTTCCTACGCTATTTCCAGTTGTTCCATGAGATACATTTAATGTATTATGTCCAGTAACTATTCCCCCATCAGCAATAGTAAGAGCAGCATCACCATCTGTGTATTGTATATTTTGTACTTTTAAAATTGATGACATTATTTACTCTCCAATGCTTCTATTCTTTTAATTAAATCTGCAATGATATTATCTTTAACTGTTGAGCCATCATCTACATGTTTAGATACTTCACCATCTTCATTAACCTCAAGTGTTCCTTTATAAATTAATTTTTCACCAGTAAGTTTTTCAACTTGTCTTATTACCTTTGTCATATCTGCACTTATAAATGTTCCAGATTTTACTTTTTCCTTAATTACTTTTTTTGTCTCATCTTGTTCTAATATTTCTTTTTCTAGTTTATCAGACTTATAAGCCCAAGCACCAGTTTCACTTATACCATCTGGGATGTAATCAAAATTATGAGGAGATAATAAAGTAGAGTTACCCGCACTATCTATAGCATATACTTCTCCTTGTGGTGCTTTTATAGCCATATTATTACCACCACCATTAGCATTTGAATTTATACCAGCTTCTAAACCACCTTGAAAAACATTGCTTCTAAACAATTCTATTTGTGGTGTTCCTACACCACTGCTTACATTAGCTTTTAATTGAATTATTCCAGAAGTTGTTTGATTTTGTACTACTAAACCATGTGAATAAAATCTTCCAGTATGACTTCCAGTAAGAAAAATATCAATTACACCACCAGATTGCTCTGCTGAAATAAATGGTGTTCCAGCAGATGAAACACCCATTGCAATTCTTTTAGAACCACCACTTGATGTTTCTTCAAACATCATACTTGGAGCAGTATCTTTTACTATTACAGTATTACCAGAAACTGGTGGTGTGCCAATTCCTACATGTCCAGTACTACTATCAACTCTAAATCTTGTTGCAGACCCATCGTGACTTGCAATATTTAATAAAGGATAACCAGCACCAGCACTTGATGGTTCTGCTATTGAAACTCCATAAGGTGTACCAGAAGTTGTATTTTGAAATCTTGCTATAAAATTTCCACCACCAGCTTTTACAACACCTAGCCCAGTTGTGTTAGATTCTGAAGTTGTGCCTATAAGAACTTTTCCAGTTCCTACATTTAAACCATTAGCTATAGTAGTTGTAGCATCAGTCACTGTTATTCTATCAGTATTGGCAGTCTTTATTTTAACCTGATCGTTTGTTTGAAGATCAACTCCAGAGTCTTGATCTCCACTATAATTCATTATTTTATCTGCGTGTATTGTGCTTGTCATATCATTCCTCTATCCTAATAAATATCCTTGAAAAGATCCGTAATCTGCTTTATTAAATCTATTATAAGATTGAACTACTAAAGTATCATTAGCTGCTAAAGTAAGTATAATAGATAAACTCATCCAGCTATCATAAGTAGTTGAATAACATTTGTTACCAGTAAAATTTGTTGATCCATTCTTTAACCATTTTAACATTCCATAACTAGGGCTACTACTCATTTGTAATGCATGAGTACTAAACCAGTAATCGCCAGCAACAGGAGCAGTAAATTGTCCATTACTAGTATTGTAACAATTACCATTATTTACTAATGTATTATCAAAAACCATTGTAGTCCAACTTTGACTATGACCTGAATTACCACTTCCATTCATTCTAGCACTAAATCTTGGAATAGCAGGTTTTAAAATACGACCACTACTATCTATAGTCATAGCAGTAGTACCACTAGTACTCTGAATAGTTCCTGTTTTTAGTCCACCTGATAAAGAAGGATTACCAGATATAGTAGTACCTGAAGCAGCTAACGTCTGCCCACTTGTAAGCGTAACAGTAGTACCTGTATTTCCTTTTATTTCGTCTACATGTAGTTTGCTCATTATATCACCGTAAATGTACCATTAACAGTTATGGTCACTCCTGCATTAATTGTTACTGGTCCTATTACACTACCATTTTCACCTGATGCTATTGTCTGACTAGTCGTTAGTGTATTAGTATTTATTCTAATTGGTGTAGTACCCCTAGCTAACTGTGAACTTAACTTAGCCGCTGTTACTGTACCATCAGCTGGTGTAGTTAGTGAACCTGTTTCACCTAGTATTATTATATAATCTATTACATCATTACTTGTAAGTGCAGAAGCAAATACAATATTACTACCATTCAAAGTATAAGCATCAATAGGTGCTTGTGTTACTCCGTTTAAACTTACAATCATTGATTCAGCGCTAGCTGGAGTAAATGCTACACCTGCACGTTGCAAGGCAAAAGTTGCTGTAGCTGACGTAGTAATACTGTCTAGCTTTATAAACTCTCCTTGTATTAATTGCTTACCTATATATGGCATATTGTTCTCCTTATAATTTATCCATCTCAGTTTTTATTTGTGTCCAAGTAACACCAAACTTATTTGCATCATTGCTTAAAATAGAAGTATCACTTTTATCAACTCCAGTAATTTTATTAAATCTTTCTAAAAATTCTGTTTCATTAGTTGGTGTAGCACCATTAACTACCCAACCATTTATATTTAAATTCTGTAATGCTTCTACAAATTTATTTTTTGTTTCTTTTGCTGGTTCTGACATTAGGCTTTTATCTCCATAACTGTTATACTATGTGTTCCTCTTCCATAAGCAGTGCCTTGTGATGGGTGGTTAATATATTGAATAGAACTATTAGCACTAGAGCCTTGTTGAATTTTATAAGTAAGTTGATTTGCTGAAGGTGCAGTATCTACAAAACTAAAAGCTATTGGTGCAGGTAAAACATATTGATTACCCACGGAATAATCATCACTATTCCAAAAACCGTTCGCCCTTATATAATCGCTATCGCCATCATCAACTGCACCAATAACATTACTATTACCACCACCACTTGTTTCTTCTCTACGTAGTCTAAACCCACCATTAGGATTTGAACCATGTCCATATTGTACATAACCAGTAATAAATATCTTGTTACTTGTTGCTGTAGGAGTAATATTAACAGTTAGTCCATTGATATTAGTCCAAGCATTAGCACTAGCATTATAAAGCATTTGTAGATTTGAATGTGCGTGTTGAATTTGCAATACTGAACCACTAGGCATATTAGCTAATGCCAATGCACCTAGTTTACTTTGTGCTATTGCTGCACTGTTATTAATCTGAGTATTAGTTATAGTATTATCTGTAATACTTGCAGCTGTTATTTTTGATAATGCCATTATTTACTCTCCAATACTTCTATTCTTTTTATAGCTTCTTGTAATGCCGCAGTAAGAATAGGCACTAGTTTAGAAGCATCTAAAGATTGAGGTACAATATCCTCATGTGTAGCTTTCCAAGTTGAACCCTCTGGATAAGTTGTTTCACCTATTGGACTTGCTTCTTCATCATCTTTATCAATTATTCTTTCTTCAAATTTTTCTTTAGCTATGTCATCAGCAATCATATAGCCATCTTTATTTAAAACAACATTTTCATATGTTTTAACTTCATCTTTTTTACCAGAAACAACATAATCTAAAATATCATCTACTTCATGTGCTATAAAACCATCTTGCCTTATACCTGTTTTTTTCCATTTAAAGTTTACTGGTTTTAATTCTTTAACTGTTTCAATTGCATTTGAAATAGATTTTGTGTCTTCTTTCATTCTATAATCTGAACTTGTGTTAAAAGATGTACCACCAGTACCTAAAGAAATTGATCCAACTGTTGAACCTGCTCTTTTAAATAAAAAATCACTATGGTTTCTACCACCATTCGTATCGTTATTTTGTAATCTAAAGTTTACATTATCATAGTAAGAATAGGTGTACATTTGAAAGCCACCCCAATCATTACCAAGAGAATAACTTAATGTTAAAGCAGCATGGTTATTTCCTGCTGATTCATCACCACGACTTATGGTGCATTGACCATCACTTTCTACTCTCATTCCTTTTATGCCATTGCCAAATATTCTAGCGTCAGTTGAACCCTGTAAAAATATGCCACTTGCTCCTGCATATATTTGACCATCAAAATTGCCATCACTATCATAAAATTTCATCTTACTACCAGTAGTTGCACTTGGTCCACCTATAACTAAACTGTTATAACCACTTTCAGAAACTGTTGCTCTACCTATTCCTACATTACCATCAGTATGAATTCTCATTCTTTCAGTTAATGTAACTGCTGCATCTGCACTTGCATTAGCACCAGTATACCAAATATGGTAGCCATTACCTATTGCATATCTTGAACTTAACCCTGTCTCTTTAGCTTTCCATGCACCATCGTGATAAAGATTATTTGATAATACAGTATCACCACCATCATAATGTGCTAAACCACCTTGATCACCAAAATCAATAGCTGTCCAATTTGAATTATAACTTTCTGATGTAGTTCCTATTCCAACATTACCAGAAGAATTAGCAGATATAAGAGTACCTGTATAATTTGGTAAAGTTGAAATAACATTTCCACTAAAGGCTGAATGAGCAGGAGCTTGTAATGCAGCATAGTGAGCATTGTTTACTTCACAATATAATCTTAATTGAGATAATGATCCACCATTTTTAACAGATAATTCACCACCATTCATTAACATATCACCTGAAAGAGTTAGATCTGTTCCTGATAAAGCACCACTAAAAGTTCCAGTAGTTCCTACTAGCCCACTAGTAAATGTACCAGATGTAGCAGTTAAAGATTGATCGGTTGGATGTGAAATACTTTGTACTGCTAACTCATCATATATAATATAGAAGTCATCTGTTCCTGCAACACTGCCTGTAGTTGTTAATGTAGTTCCATTAACTGAATAAGCTGTTGTTGGTTCCTGTCGTACATGGTTTATATAAACAGATAAATCATTTGCATGAGATACTGAATGAGTTAAAGTAAAGCTAGTACCACTTTGTCCTGTAAGATCTTGTTTTTCCCTAGATGAAAATGCATCTGCTAAAGGGTTTCCTACGTATGGCATATGACCTCCTATGTACTAATCGCATCTACAACAGATACTATTGCGTCTAATGAACTTGCTACATTTGATTTAATATATAATCTATCTCCACTTACTGCAACTACTTTAGCACCACCATCTATAAGTTCTAAACTTGAACCACTTGGTATTGGTGCATTCTTAATAAGATAAAAGTTATTACCACCACTTTGTATATAAGCTTCTACCGTAATTGATTGTGTATGTGTGTTTGCTAATCGTATTCCTACAATACAATCAAAGCTATCAAAGTTAGAACCATTAGGCATATCTACGGCAGATGTTCCTATATTCCTTTCTTTGAATTGTCTAAAATTTTGTGCCATTATTTTCTCCCTATAATGCTATTGCCATTGCTACTGCAAAGCCTTGTGTTGCTGCACCAGAAACTACACCTAAGTTAGCAGGAGTAATCTTTTTCATTGTACCACCATCATCTACTAATACAAAGTCTGCATCTCCAGAAGATGTTGTAGTTGTTGGTGTATCAGAGTTACCTGTAGTTAGCACTGTATTACCTTCTATTGTTACAACTCCAGCACTTGCTCTTGCTATTGTAGTGTCAGAAGCATGGCCTAATTCTATGTCTGCTGTAGTTTCTAAATCGCCAGTAACTTGTACACCAGTAGATTTGGTCGCTAACTTTTCAGTGCCATAATGATATAATTGAGCTTCACCAGTGCTTCCTTCAGCCTTTACATATGTTGTAAAGCCACCAGAACCATTGTCAGAACGAATAAATATATCTTGGTCATTAGCAAAATTTGATATGAACAGATCACCAGTATAATTTTCAATAAGACCATTAGACCCATTAAATTGAAGCTGAAAGTCTCTACTACTACCAAATGTGGCTCTGGCACTATCAGCAAACTCTAATGAATTTTGTGACTTATCCCATAATACATTATAGCTAGCACCAGTAAAAGTAGCATCTCCATTTACAGTTAACCCAGTTAATGTACCAACACTTGTAATGTTTGCTTGTGCAGCTGTTCCTATTGTTGCGTTAAGATTTTTATTTACATTCCATGAATCATCTGAATTCGTATAAGTAAATGTTGCATCTGTATTACTTCCACAATCAACTGTAAGTCCTGCACCATTAGCAGCTGCTGCATTATTAGAACCTTTTGCAACTGTAACATTTTTATCTGTTACATCTAATGTTGTAGAGTTTATTGTAGTTGTTGTGCCATCTACTTGTAAGTTTCCTTTTACTTGAACTGTGCCCGTATTATTACCTACTACTGCTGGATCAATAACAAATGTAGCTGGACCACGAAGCTCACCAGCAACAGTTAAGTTATTACCTAAACTTACAGCATTACTAAAAGCATTTGTAATTCTGGCATCAGCTCTTGTATTTGTATAGTATAAGTTTGAACTACCTTCAGATAAATCATCAGTATCATAAGCTGAAACAAATGTTACAAACGAAGAACCGTTATGTACTTTCATTTCGTCATTAGTAGTATCATACCATAAGTCACCTTCACCTATTGTACCACCTGTAGGAGCAGAGCTTCCTATAAAATAAGTATTAGCAAAAGCATTTACATTAGTTATATTTGTAGCAACTGTATTAATGTTACTACTATTGTTAGCTACTGAATTTACGTTAGCACTTATTCCTGCTACAGTATTAATATTAGAGCTTATTCCAGCTACTGTATTAATATTACTAGCATTCCCTGCAACTGCATTAATGTTAGTAGCATTCCCTGCAACTGCATTAATTTCTGTAGTATCTCCTGCTACTGTAGTTACGTTAGAGCTTATTCCAGCTACTGTATTAATATTACTAGCATTATTTACAACACTTGTAATATTACTATTCATACCTGCAACTGTAGTTATATTACCAGCTATCCCTGCAACTGTATTTACATTAGAACTCATATTTGCTACGACAGTTACGTTAGCTTGTATTCCGGCTACGGTAGTCACATTAGCATGTATTCCTGCAACTGTCGTTACGTTAGCACTTATTCCTGCTACTGTAGTTACGTTACTACTAATACCTGAAACAGTATTAATGTTAGTAGCATTACTACTAACTGCTGATACAGCAGAACTAATTCCTGCTACCGTAGTTACGTTACTACTAATACCAGCTACTGTTGTAATTTCATTAGATATAGTTAATACTTGTGCAATATCATTAGTAGTTGTAGTAATACTATTACCCATACCATTACCATGTACTGTACAATAATATCTAGCTGGTTGTGTTCCTGTTGATGGAACTGCTAATACTACTTTAGCGCCTGCTTGCCCTGCTGATCCTGTTACTGTTACACCAGTACTAAATGAATTACCTGAAGCATCTTTAAATCTAAGTGGATGTCCACTATTAGTACCATCACTAACATCAAAAGTATAAGTAAACCCTTTTACAAGTGTAAGAGCAGGTGCTGCTACACCATCAATAGCAAACTTATTACCACCTGAATTAACTATTGTAACTGCAAATGTTTGTGTACCAGAAAATAATCCTGCTACTGTTGTAACATTAGCGTTATTATCAGCTACTGATGTTACATCACTACTAATCCCTGCTACAGTAGAAATGTTTGGAATAACCCCACTAGCACCTAGCAAATCCATATCAGTTATTACAGCTGGAACTGCAAGTAGCGCCATATCATCTATTACTGTTTGTA